ATAATCCTAATATTTTTTATTTTAGAGATAGGGGGGTTTATGAAGATGAAAATATTTCTTGGTGTGTATATTCACAATTTCAGGGAAATATACCTCCTGATATTGAAACTGCAAAAGGTTTAAAGGTTGGGTTATTTCACGGACCAATACAAGGACTTAAAACAGATTTGGGTTTTGATTTTGGAGACCATGCTTATGAAGTTAATAAATTTGATGGATTGGATGTTGTATTGTGTGGAGATATACATAAAAGGTCAGAGTTTGAAATTAGTGGAGGTAAAAGAGGGTATATGATAGGTAGTACCATACAACAAAATTATGGTGAAAGTTTAAGTAATCACGGGTATGGTATTTTAAGTTTTGAAAGTATGAAATACGATTATGTGAATTTACATAATCCAAAACCATTTATTTCGTTTAGAATATTTTCATATGAAGATATTGAAAATGGTGTTGAAAAATTAGTTAATTAAGAATTGTTAATATTCACACTTTTTTAATAGTTTAAGATATTTATATAATATGGGGAGAATTAAATTAAAAGATGAAGATAAAAAAACCAAAGTTTCTGTGGCGTTAGACCCCGAACTATTAAATTTTTATAGGTCATTACATATTAATTTATCTTCTTTAGTTAATAAATTACTTAAAGATTATAGAGATGAAAAATACAAAGATTTGTAGTATATGTAATTTAGAAAAGTCATTTGATGAATTCCATAATCGTAAAGATAGCGAGGATGGGAAACGAAATGATTGTAAAAAATGTACTCGGGAAAGAATAAATAAATATAGAGTAAAAAACAAAAAAAAGGTTAACAAATGGAATCAGGAAACTTATTATCGTAATCACGATTCTCATAAATTAACTAAAAAAATATACAGGGAAAAAACAAAAGACCAACAAAAAATTAGAGCTAAAAATTGGAGAGATAATAATAAAGAAAAGATAAAAAAATATGAGGTTGATAATAAACATCATCTAAATAAAATGGCTTTGATTAGGTTAAAAAATAGAAAATTGAACGATAAGTTATTTAGTTTAATATGTTCGGTTAGAGCTCGTTTAAATGGATTTTTGAAAAAAAATAATATAAGTAAAGAAAACAAAACATTTAATATTGTAGGATGTAGTCCTGAATTTTTGAGGGAATATATTGAACAAAAATTTACAGAAGGTATGAGTTGGGATAACTATGGTAGAAATGGATGGCATGTTGACCATATTATTCCATTATCTTCGGCTAAAAACAAAAACGAAATTTATGAGTTATGTCACTACACTAATTTACAACCATTGTGGGAAACTGATAACATAAAAAAATCTAACAAAATATTATGAATAACAAATTAGAAATTGATATTAGTAAACAAGACCATAAGGACCTACTTGATTTTTGTAAACTTAATGGTATTGAACTTGTTGATGAATTTGTAAGATTATGTTTCCGTAAAGGGTACTATATTGAACGATACGGGTTATTAAACCAAGGTAATTTACCCGAGATAATAGATAGAGAACTTGAAAAAGAAGTTATCAAGGAGGTAATTGTTGAAAAAGAGGTTATAGTTGAAAGGCCTGTAATTGACAACCAAAAGGTTGAAGAATTACAAAATGAGATTTACATTTTAAAAGGTAAATTAGAAAATCAAAAAGAGATTGAGTGTGGTAAACTCCAAGACACACTAATGGAATTAAACAGACAACTTGGAGATAAAAATGAAACGATAAAAGAATTAAGAAGTAAGGTAAACGACCTTGAAAATCTCACAAAAACTTCTTATGCTTTCTATATGAAAAATTCTAACTTAACTAATAAATTATAATATTATGACAGCACTTGTAGCATGGGCGGTACTAGCCTACGGATTTAGTACAATAATGGTTTATGGGACCATTTTTAATAACATGAGAAACTTTATAAAAGAGTATGGACAATCAAAATTTCTATTTTCTGAAATTTTTAATTTCATATCAGGAATATTATCTTGTATGATGTGTTGTTCTACGTGGGTTGGATTTTTTCTTGGAGCGTTTATATACTCCCCAACTCATGAACTATTTCAATTAAACCCTTATGTATCTTGGTTCTTTGATGGATTGTTATCATCGGGAGCGGTGTGGGGAATAAACGGTTTTATTGAGTGGTTTGAAGAAAATAGACCAAGTAAAATGAAATAATTTAAAACAAATATATATGCCAAAATCAAGACAAAGAAAGGACCACAAAAAAAAGTCCCAAGCAAGAACAAGAAGAAACCAAGCGGAAAGAAACAGGTATCAAAAATTGATGCAAGCGGCTATGATGGAACAAATCGAAAAAGCTAGAGCACAGCAATCAGGAACTACCGAAAATAATGAACCTGTTCAGTAAACCTTTGAATTTAGAAAGAGTAAAAATGATAAAAGATTTGGATTTTGATAAGTTAGAAAACCCATACGTTCAAGTTGTGTGGGAAGATGCTCCTGAAAACTTCACACAAGAAAAGTTAAAGAATGTAAAACATTACTTTCAAAAGAAGTATAACACAACCAGTGTTAATGTTATTACTAAACTTAAAAAGAGTGAAGAAATTCAGGACAATGTGGATGTATCATTCAACATTATGGATGAAAACTTCCAACACGAACTTATGAAATCCATTCTTGAATCTAAAGGACAAGTAAATCTTTACGAAGACATTCTAAAAATTGATTCGGCAGTTAACAATAAAATGATTGCTGAACAAGAAGAAGTGGGGACGTTCAAAAAGTGGTTTATTAAAAAGATTGAGTTTTCAAATTTCTTATCTTACGGTGATAATCAAACCCTTAACTTTGAAAAGTTAGGGGGTATCACCGTAATTGAATCTGACCCACCCAACTTCGGAGGTAAGACCGTATTATCTGTTGACTTGTTGTTATTCTTATTCTTCAATACGACTACGAAGACAAACAAAGCTGAAGAAGTTTTCAACCGATATTCAGAAAAGGATAAAGTATCTGTTCGTGGTGAGATTGTTATTGATGGTGAGGATTATATCATTGTTCGTGAACTTGAACGTAAGAAATCAAAAGCTGGTGAATGGAATGTTAAAACTGAATTAGATTTCTTTAAGAAATACCCTGATGGTTCATTGGTTAAATTTACAGGTGAACAAAGACGTGAAACTGAAAACTTCATCAAAACATCTATTGGTAGTTATGATGATTTTTTGATGACCATTTTGACCACAGGAACTAATCTTGAAGATTTGTTGGATGCTAAACCAACAGCTCGTGGACAAGTTCTGTCAAGATTTTTGGGACTTGATTTCCTTAAAAGGAAAGAAGAAACAGGTAAAGAAATCTATTCGGTCTTTTCCAAATCAATGATTTCTAATATCTATAATACTGAATCGTTAAAGACTCAAAATGAAGAATTGGTAATTGCTAATGAAACCATTAAAACTACAATTGCTGAAAATCAAATCAAAGTTATTGATGTTAATGGTAGAATTGAAAAGGGACAAGAATACCGTGACAACTTATTAAAATCAAAAGTTGTTGTTGAAAAAGAATTAACTTTGATGAACCCTGAACAAACGCAAATAGAAATTGATGGGTATGATAATCAGATTAAACAAAACATTTCGTTAAGGGATGGTATTAAGATTATTGAACCAACTGAATTCTATCAAGAATCAGAACACGATAAGATTAAGGATGAGTATCAAAAAGCGTACAAACAAAAAGTTGAATGCGATACAAACATATCATCCATTGAAAAATTAAAGAGTTCTGTGAGTGGTGGGATTAAATGTGAACATTGTGGAATTGAATTAATGAATGCGGCAATCACACAATCCAGAATTTCCGAACTTGACGGACTTACACATCAAAGAACGTCAATACAGGTTTTAATGCAGGATTTATCCGACAAAGAACAATCCTTTGTAAAACTTAAAAAAGATTTTGATGAATATGAAAAGAATAAATTGGTATATGAAAAATTCCAAGCAACCATTGAAAATCTCCAAACTAAACGAGAGTCTCTTGAAGCAAAACTCAACAGATATGGAGAGATGCAAGACGTTATTAAGTCTAATGAACAAATCGAGAGTCAGATAATAAAGGCTAACTTACGATTAGAAGAATTAAAAAGGGAGTTAGAACAAGTACAAAGAAGTATTACAAATTCAGAATTTCAGATTAAACAAAATGAAGAAAAGATTGAGTCAAATTTAAAGACAATTGAAAAGATTTCTGAAGAACAAGAAAAAGAAATGAAGTATAAATTATACTTGGAATTGTTTGGTAAGAATGGAATAGCTAAACGTATTATGAAAAGTATGATGCCACTTATTAATTCTGAATTACAACGACTATTACAGGATTCTTGTTACTTTAGATTGGAAATCCGTATCAGTGAAAAGAATGAAGTTGATTTTTGGATGATTGATAACAATACACAGGTTGAAAAACTTATGACTTCAGGTTCAGGATATGAGAAAACAATAGCGTCACTTGCATTGAGAGCGGTTCTTGCAAAAGTATGTTCACTACCAAAACCAAACATCACAGTATTTGATGAAGTCTTCGGTAAAATATCTAATGACAACTTGGAAATGGTTTATGAGTTCTTTATCAAGATTAAAGAATATTTTGAAAACATACTTGTTATTACTCACAACCCAATGATTTCAAATTGGGCGGACAATGTAATCAAAATCACAAAAACAGATAATATCTCCAAAGTTTCTCAATAATTCTTTGGAGGTACTGTTTTTAATCGTATATTTGTAGAAATAAAATTATGGAATATCTACTATTTGCCTTTGGGGACTATAAAGAAAATGAACCACACATTAAATTGATTATTGATTGTGTTTCACAAATATCAAAAAAAGATGTAAGGTACCAATATGGTGATGCTGGAATAATAGTTAACTTTGAAACTTCTTTAAATACTGATGGTATAAGTAAGTTTTTTGAAGAATCAATAACTAAATTAACGGCTATGTTTTTTGTTTTTCCTGTAAACGATAGTATGATTTTATCTATGGATGAAGACATTCACAGTCATTTATTTGGGGAAACTGACAAAAAGTCAGACAGTAAAGTTACTAATTTTACAATTAATATGACTGACATACCTACTTTTGGCGATAGTAATACAACAGATTCTATTGAAAAACTTTTCAGTTTGTTGTTTAAACCCCCATCAACTCATAAAGAAATACCTTCTTTGGACCAATTATTGGATAAAATAAACGAATCAGGTATTGATTCATTAACTGAAAGTGAAATTAAATTATTAAATGAATATTCAAAATAAAATAAAAATGATAAATAAACAATCTGTAATTCCAATCAATCAAGAAGAAGTTAGTCACTACTTAAAAGACATCAGAAAAATCAAAGTAATGACTCCCGAAAGAGAAAGAGAATTGTCTAAACTTATGCAGTCCGATAATTTGACTGATAAAGATAAAGAAAAGATAAAAAAAGAAATTCTTGAAGGTAATTTACGTTTTGTAATCACTGTGGCTAAACAATACCAAAACCAAGGGGTTGATTTTCCTGATTTAGTTGCTGAAGGAAACATTGGCCTTATGAAGGCTTTAAATAATTTTGATTGGTCAAAAAATTTAAGATTTATATCATATGCAGTGTGGTGGGTTAGACAATCTATTTTACAATCTTTAAATGAACATTCTAGAACAATCCGTATTCCCGTAAACGTTGTCCAAGACTTACAAAAAGAAAAAAAGAGGGTTGAAAAAACTGACGGAAAAATGGAAGACAGATTTGCAAACCTACCATATACCATTAATTTGGAGACCCAAATTAATGAAGAAGGGGATACTTTAATTGACTTAATTGAAAATAAAGATTCAATGAGACCTGATGAAGTTTTCAATACATCACAGCAGTTAAGAGATGGTTTAATCAATATCCTTAACATCCTTGACGAAAGAGAAAGACAAATTGTTGAAGATTATTATGGTATTTCAGGTACTCCAAGAACACTCGAAGATATTGGGTCAGATTTCAATTTAACAAAAGAAAGAGTGAGACAAATTAAAGAAAAAGCACTACGTAAACTTCGTAATGAAAGTTCTACATTGTTTGATTATATGTAATCTACTATTTATTGTTTATAAATTAGATTTAAATTATAACAAAAAACATTTATGGAAAAGATTCAAAAGTACTTACCACTTGCAACTTTTATTTTGATTTTATTCATCTTTTTAAAAGGGTGTGGAACTGGAACACAGGTAAAATCAACGGAAAAAAAAGTTGAGACTTTAACAACTAAAGTTGATTCATTGACAAAAATTGTTGTAACTCAAGAAGAAATGATTAATGTATTAGAGAACACAACAATGTGGCAGACACTTATCATTGAAGAATTATCAGATAAAGACCATATGCCCATAAATCATTACAAAAGTGAGTCAGGGAAATGAAAAATTGGATAAGTAGAAATTTAAGAAATATAATTGCTACTGCGTTTGTAATCCCAATTTTGTTAGTTGCTTTTGTATCTATTTCACATGTAACCACTTTTTACGGTTTATCAAACCCAATGAGTTGGGCAATTTATTTATCTGTTGCGATAGAAATTGCGGCTTTATCCGCATTAGCCGCAGTGTCAGTTAGAATGGGGAGATTTGTGTATCTCCCATTTTTTGTTGTAACACTAATCCAAATGATTGGTAATATATTTTTCTCATTCAGTTATATAGATGAAACAGGTCAAACATTTCAAGATTGGGTTAATATGGTTGGAGGTTTATTTGAAAATATGGGGGTTGAAAAAACTGATATTAATACTCATAAAACAATCATAGCTTTTTTTTCAGGGGGACTACTCCCAATAATTTCACTGACATTCGCACACATGTTAGTATTATTTACTGAAAAAAATCAAGTAACCGACCAAGTAACCGACCAAGTAACCGACCAAGTAACCGACCAAGTAACTACCCATGAATTAACAACTGAAGAAGCTCGTAGAATCATGGATGAGAAAATTAAACAAGAAGAAGAGATAAGATATAAACCTACTGAAGAAGATTTACAAAAATTGGAAAAGGTTATTAACGTAATTAACCATGAACCTGAAGAAGTATCTTCTGAACCTATTACCCCAACTCAAGAAGATTTGGATAAACTACAAGATTTTTTGAATAAACAATATATTGAACAGGTTGAAAATCCTAACGTAATTGAAGAAACTAATACAGTTTTAAATAATGAAATTAATCAAAATAATACGGTAGAAGAGAATGTAATAAACGATTCATTGAATCAGCCTACATCTTTAAGATATGTTAGCCAAAGAATTTACGGTAGATAAATATGGTAACTTTAAATCTTTAGGTACTCATAATAAAAAAAACATAATTTTATGCTCAACTAACCGAGAGGTTACAAATTATTTAGTCAGTTTAAAATTTAGGTATTTAAAAGAATTCTCAAGAATACCTCATTATATTATAACTAAAACCGGCACAGTATTGAAACTATTGAACGATACTGATGTCGGTTATTTTTTTCAAAACAGTGAGATTGATAATGAAAGTATTGTTATTTGTTTTGAAAATTTAGGATGGCTTGAAAAAGAAGTACAAAATAATGGGTTCAAAGATTGTTTTGGTAATATTTATAAGGAAGTAGAAGTTTTTGAAAAAAAATGGAGAGATAAAATTTATTGGGATAAATTCACTGAACAACAAATGAATATTATTTATCCTATTTTAGATAAAATTTGTACTGAAAATAATATAAAAAAAAATTTTATAGGACATAATACAAAAGTAAAAGGATTTAACAAATTTGAGGGGGTATTAATAAAAAGTAATATTAGCCAAAGATTTTTAGATTTGAATCCATCTTTTGATTGTGATTACTTGAAAAAAAAATTTGATGAAAATGAATTCATATAATGACATAAAAGACCATCTTGCCAAAGTAAGACAAGCTTTAAACAGTAACAATAAAACTGTTTCTGAAAATAAAGATATTAAAAATTTATATCTAATTAAAGAAGATTTTGAAGCAACTGGAGACATAACTAAAAAATACGATTTGGGTAAAACTCTTGAAAAAGAAATGAGTGTTGATAGAGAAATCCCAAAAGATGATTATGACCAAGCTTATAGAATATCGGGAGGGGTTTTAATTATTCATGGAGAAAAAAAATCTGATATTGAATTAACCACAGAAGAAAAAGCGGTCTTTCAAGAAACAATGGATGAATTTGTCAATGAAGTATCTGACCTAACTAATTTTGGACCTCTACACGTTTATTCTAACAATGTTGAATGGTCAGGTAAAATAGTTGATTTTGATATGACATTTAAATACAGAATAGGTGAAAATAACGGACTTTATATAAGTGGAGACACGTTACAAGTAGATGAAAATTTTTTAGATACTATAACAAAACTACAGTCTTATTATGAAAAGTTCAAATCTAAATGGGCTAAAGTAATTGCATCAAGAAAGAAAACAAGTGTAAAAAAATAATTAAACATGGCACTATCACAAGCTGAAAAAAAAGAAATTGAAACTTTAGTAAGAAAAGAAATCAAAGATTTTTTGAATTCAAATACATTAAAACAATTTGAAGACAAGATGTTAGACATGGTGGCTAAAGAACTCAAAAGAGGTAAACTTGAAACCGAAACTAAAGAAATTGTAATAAAAATTTTTAGAGAGTTCTATCAATTGATGTGGACACAAAGGTCAATGTGGGAACCCAGATTAAGGAACGCTTAACATGACAAATAATAAAATTGCCGATAATTTTAAAAGCGAATTGAATAAACAATTTGCAATTGCGTCCGCTAAAAATCCTGAATTAAATTCAATTGAAGGTGTACAAACTAAAAGTGATTTTATAAATGGAATAAAAAATGAAGAAATGAAAGAAAATAATATAAAAAACAAAATAAAAAAAGACATTGTTAAAAATATTACAAAAAAAATTTCAGGTGAAACAAATGAAAAGTGGTCTGAAAAATACAAAAAAAGTATAGATTGCAATAACCCAAAAGGTTTTAGTCAAAGAGCTCATTGTCAAGGTAGAAAAAAGAAAAGTGAAAACAAAGAAGCAACTTCTGCAGGTGGTGAGGGCGGATTTGAGACTACATTATTTGGTAAAATGAAAGAAAGTATTACTGAAGCTGAAAGAACTATTATGGCTAAATTAAGAGATTTGGCAAAAAAACATGCAGATGACGGTAATAAAGACTCAACATCAAAAGAAAAAATTGAAAAAGTTTACCAAGAATTAAAAAAACAATTTAATAAAGGTGTTAAGGTTGAAAAGGAACATAAGTCTGCAGACCCGAGATTAATAGCCTTGGACCACTTATCCGAAGACCCAAAGTATTATGATAAGTTAGAGAAAGTTGAAAAGGTTGAAGCTAAAGAAGCTACAGGTTCAGGTTCGGAGGGTTCGTATGAGTCACCATCATTTTTGGCAAAATCAATGAGTCCTAAGAAATGGAGAGGTAGAAGTAAAACGCAGATTCCTGGAGGTAAGTTTGTTGAAGTTAAGAAAAAATGTAAGAAATTCCCATACTGTAATCAGGGAGACATTAACGCTTTAAAATTAACTGAAAATAAATTATTCCAAAAAGTAATTAAAACTTTATCAAATGAATTTGGAATGAATGAATCAATAATTAGAAAAATAATTATTAAAGAGTACTTAAAAAAATAAAAAGTAATTTTTGATAGTATTTATACAGTATGAGTAAAAATTCAATTAAAAATAAAATTTTGAACGAATCAATTGATAAAAAAATTGATGAGTTAACTTCTAAACTTGAAGAAAAGCTTAATATTTTAGAAGTTGATGCTCATAATTTAGAATTTGAAGAAAAATATGAATTTGATACTCCTAAAGGAAGACCTAAAAGAGTAATCTTTAAAGGACGTGGTAGAAAAGGAAAGGGGGATTCGGAAACTCAAACCTATCATTTTGAAGATGAAAATGGTAGAGATATAATGTTATCTAAAAATGGTGTTATGAATAAAATTAAAAAAATAACTGCAGAGATGAAAAAAGACAATGAAGAATTTACTGAAGGTGATGCATTCACAAAAAAATTAAAAGACACACCTAAAGGTGGAAAATTTAATTTAGGTGGTAAAACATATACTGATAAATCTGAACTTGAAGAAAAACTTTACGGCGGTCAAAAAAAATTAGATAAAAATAAAAATGGTAAAATCGACCCTAAAGATTTTGAAATGATGAGAGGTGAAGTTGATGAACTCGGAGGTATGGATGATGTACACCCAAGATTTGGTAAAAAAAACTTTTCTAAAATGAGTTATGATGAAATTATGAATCTTTTGACAAAAAAATTAGAAGATGATAATGATGAGGAAATGGACGACACTCAAGACAGATTAGAAGAAGCTAAAAAATTTATTCAGAAGGCTGTTGAAAAAATGGATAAAAAAGGAACTAGTGGTAAATTTGGAGCTTGGTGTAAAAAAGAAGGATTAGATAAGGATGGAGAAGTTACTAAAAAATGTATTGATAAAGCTATGAAATCTGATGATTCTAAAGTGGTTAAAATGGCAAACTTTGCAAAAAATATTGGAGGATTCAAGGGAGCTCAACACGAGTCTGTTATGTATAAGTTATCATTATCTGAAAATTTATCTATGAATTTAACAGAGGATGAATTGATTGATATGATTGAAGAATTGGTAGTTGAAGCTAAAGAAAACGAAAAGTATTCAGGTAAAGCAAAAGGTATGGTTGAATACGAGAGAGTTTCAAAATTAAATAAAAAAGAAAATCAAGAAGCCCTTAAAAGTTTTGAAAAAAGAATGAAAGATTACCTAAAGGATGGTTCGAAAGGTGATTTCTCTATGAACCCAAAATATTTTCCAAAAGGTAATGGTGAACTTGGAGAAATGAAAAAGAAGGCATATATCCCATCAAAGTCAGTTGAGGAATATACCGACAACTTAACAGCTGCGGGACAAGAAAATTTAGATTATGATGAAATTCATCCTAATGAGGAATGGGTTTCTGATAACATTGAAGGTTCATCAAAAACAGGTAATAACCCAAAATGGGCTAACACTGGAGAATCCGATGTCAACAAGAAAAGAAATAAAATCAGAAAAGATAACATGTTGGCAAAAATTAAAAGAAAGGCTTACAATAAGTCGGCTCAACCTGTGGTTAAAGACACTTCAGGTGAAAATGGCGATAAGGCGAGTAAATTAATGATGAACTTGGAATCAACTTTTGAAAAGGAACAAAATGGTTTGATTATGGAGGAATTCAACAAGATTATGCATCTTATGAATTACAGTAAAAAAACTCAATAAACTACACGATTTATTAAATCTTATTATATTCTCCATAGTACCCACTATGGAGAATTTTTTTAGTTATATATCAAAACCAATTACTGAAGAAGAATTTACTCTTTGGTTTGAATCAAATAATATAATTTTCGAAAGACTTGAAGTTTATCAGGATTTTGTAATTTCTTTAATTTTAATGATTAAAGAAACTTATTTGGGTGATGAAGAAGATGGAGTTGAAACAAAAATTGTAATGTCACAAGATGACAAAGATAATCACTACGATTGGTGCTGGAATAAAGTAGTTAACAATTTCAAAAAAGAAAATATTTTTATAGAAAATGACGGAGAACATAAACAGTTTCTAAAAGATTTTATATTTGAAATTTTCTATGACCAAAAAAATAAACACATAAAAGAATCTATGTTAAAGTTTTTCCAAGATGTTTTTAAAATTGATTCAGTAATAACAAAATCAGATTTGGATTTATTGACTACAATTTATAAAACATTTAATAGAAGTGTTGAATTTAGATTTACATAAAAAAAAAATTTGATATTTTTTAATTAAAATAAATAAAATTATGGAAACAACAATTGAAAAAATTAAAAATTTAACCGAGAGTTTGTCTGCCGATGTAACTAAATTTTATGGTGGTAACAACAGTGCGGGGACAAGAGCTAGAAAAACTTCACAAGAGTTAAAATCATTATTACAATCTTTGAGAACTGAAATTCTTGAAAAAAGAAAAGAAGAAAAATAATGGATTTAAGTGTATTGTATAAATTCTTTTGGGTATTTTCCCTCTTGTATAGTTCTACGTACTTAATTAAATTTTTTGTATTATTATTTAAAACGGTACCTGAAAAATTACAAGTGAGTTATTGGGAAAGGATTTTCTTATACATCAATATTTCTTACTTTATAACTTATATTTTAAACTAAAAATGAAAATGTTTGACTACCTAAAAAAAATTGGACCATATTTCTCACAGTTGAGAAAACTTGAGGATTACTTGGTCTTCGACGTAATTTTTCCAAACACATGGAAATTACCCAAAAGATTTGTACAAGAAGATAAATTTGTAAACAATGGTGAAACTGAAGATGGGATGTTATCTTTATCCTTTGTTAGTGACTTTACTGAAGAAGCAGTGACTCTAATTTACCAAAACATAACTGGCATCGTTAATTTCAATTTAGAAAGAGAAGCTAAAGATAGACTTTTGGAAGAAAAAATAAAAGAACTAAAAAGTTTATTTGATTCTCAAAAGTTAGATAGTTTAAAAGATTTAAAATTTGATATAAATCAACAAAAAGAAACTGTAAATGAAACTCCAAAACGTGGAAACAGAACTAGAACAACTGCGGAAATCACAACTGAAGAATGATTTAGAGATTGAGGATTATAAAAAAAGTTTGATAAACGAAATTAAGAATTTTAAAAAAGAGGATATCGTAAAAACAAAAAAAGTCACTTTATGGAAGAAAATCAAAATGATATTGGGTTTGTAGAAAAATTGGCATTAATTGCTGACGCTTGTGAAAGTTTGTTACCTGTCCAATCAAATATCTTATTTGAATTGAACGAAGAAAACTATAAAAAAGTTTGTAGTTTAGTTGGATTTAAAAAAGAAGAATCTGAATTAAAAGTTGATGTTGGAATGACATCGTTCATATTTATTCGCGAGGGTGAGTTGTAAATTTACGGTATAACATTTTCTTATCAAACCCTTTTTCCTCAAGTAAATTGTAAAGGTATTTCCTTTGTTCAATTGAAATATCTATTGAAACCAAATAAGGTTTAATCTTTTCGTTTGTTAGTATTTCGATAATTCTTTGAGAGTCATTCTCATTTTTCAAAGAGAATATTTTGAAATCTTCATCTTGTTGTAGAACTATTTTATTATTCAATTTGGATATTAAACTTACTTTGTTTTTGTTACAAACTAAATTGTAAAATTTATCGTAGGATATTTTTTCATTTTTAGTTACATCAAACAAAAAATCCTCATTTAAATAATCATTAAGGTTGATTATTTTAAAGTCCGATGAACTTATTGATACGTTTCTACCAAATCTATCAGTAAAGTAAAATTTTTCTCCGTTATTGGGTCCCTCATAGATTAAACCAATCATGTAAGAACATTTTTTACCATTTTCAAATTCTTTATTGAACTTTATTTTCGAGTTAACCTCAACTAAATTTCTATAAAAAGTTAAAGCTCTATCTTTTGTAACAAAACTTTTGACAACTTTCTTTTTTTTGTTATTTTTAAAGATGATGACTTTATATTTTTTATCTGACATGTTTAAAAAATAAAAACTTATTTTAAAATTTGAATAAATTATGGAGAATTATTATAGTATATTGGGGGTTTCTGAAAACGCAACCCAAGAAGAAATTAAAAAGGCTTATAAAAAATTAGCAGTACAACACCATCCTGATAAAGGAGGTAATGAAGAAACATTTAAGAAAATATCTGAAGCTTATGACACATTAGGTGATGGTCAAAAGAAACAACAATATGACATGCAAAGAAATAACCCATTTGGTGGAGGAGAAGGATTTGACCCATTCAGTATGTTTGGGAATATGTTTGGGAATATGGCAAATGCTCAAAGAAAAAATCCAGATAAAATTGTAGATTTTAAAATTGGTATTTTTGAGGCGTATCGCGGAGGTAGGAAAACTGTTAATTATATGAGGAAAGATAAGTGTGATGTATGTTATGGGGTAGGAGGTGATAAAGAAACTTGTCAAACTTGTCAAGGACAAGGATTTTTTACACAAAAAGTAGGTAATGGGTTTTTTCAAACTATCCATAGAAGTGTTTGTCAATCTTGTCAAGGTAAAGGTTTTAAATATACTAGACCATGTTATTCATGTAACGGAGAGACAACTATGATTAAAATGCAAACAATTGATTTTGAAGTACCAAAAGGTGTGGATGATGGGACTTTTTTTAAGTCACACGGAGGTGGAGATTATTTAAATGGTAATTATGGTGATATGCTGTTAAAAGTTGAAATTGTTGAAGAAAATAACTTTGAAAAAATCGGTTCAGATTTAATTTATAATTATGAATTAACTGTTGACAATTTAGAAGAACAAAAAATTAAAATCCCACATCCAGATGGAGACATATCAATAAATTTTCCTGATGAGATAGAAACAAAAAAACCTTTACGTGTTAAAGGCAAAGGTTTTTATAAAGGTAATAGTGATTTATATGTTAAATTCAATTTTAAACATAAAAAATTAAAAGAATAAAGTTACCCATTTGGTAAACTCAACAACTCCCCAAATAAACATCCATAAAGCAAAAAGTTGAAAAAGTATTAGCCAAGGCTTGTAGTCGTTTATTTTTTGACATGTCTTACATTTTTGTGTTTCTTTCATCATATGATATTTTTTATTTTATTTTTAAATGTTAATGATATTTATAAATAAATAAATACAATGGCTTCAATAAGTGCTAATACTGAATATCTGATTTGTATCGATTGTTCTGGAACTACAACAACTAGAACTACACCACACCCAACTTACTCCGATTTGACAGGAGGTACAGTTACACAATTAAATGCGGTTTTGATTGGAGGAAGAAACGGTCTAAATTCTTAAATAAAAAATTAGTTCCAACTAATAATAACTAAACCGTCACCTCCTCGTCCACCGGCGCCACCTGTAGTGCCGCCTCCACCACCTCCACCACCTGAACCAATACTTCCGTTACCTCCATTACCACCGACAGTTGCGCTTGCACCTCCACCAGAACCTCCTAAAAAATATAATGGATATAGTGATGATATTCCATTAGAACCATTTCCACCTGTATTTGCCCCACCTGATATTGTTGGTGCGAATCCCGCACCTGTAATATTTCCACCAGCCCCGGCACTATTTCCTGTGGTTATCGCACCTCCTCCTGCGCCGGCAGTAATAATAAAACCTGACCCTGCGGCAAATGTAACTGTACTACCCGCTATTGTTGCAGCAGGATTACCTCCGTTTCCACCTGTATTTCCATTTATGGCGGCAGATAAAATACCTGTTTGTGAAAAATAGTTAGTAGTCGCCGCAACACCACCACCTCCACTACCTCCGGTAGATGTTGTAGTCGTACCCGCAGCGCCACCTGAACCTCCATTGGCTGACAATAACCTTGTTGATGCCGCTCCTACCCCTCTAACTAATTCTACTATACTTGCAGTTCCAGTACCTCCAGCACTTCCTGATGTTGCACCACCCGAACCTCCACTACCAACTGTAATATTTAGTGAACCATTTAAAGAATTGTTAACTGGAATATATAATCTACTCATAGTTCCAGAACCTCCTCCCGCACCACCACCTCTTGCCGTTGACGCCAATCCCGTTAAACCTGCACCACCACCCCCACCACTACCGATTGCAATTATGAAAAGCATAGTTGCTTCAACAGGGATTTGAAATTGACCTGATTGGTAGAAGTACACTACCTTTGAACCGTCAGCTATATTGTATAAACTCATATCTTACCAACAACTTATTATTACTATTCCGTCACCACCTCTTCCTCCTAAACCACTTCCAGCACCTCCACCTCCACCTCCACTACCAATACCACCATTTCCGCCAGTACCTCCTAAAAATGATGTTGGAGTTCCTCCACCGCCTGCACCTCCTGTTTGATAAAATGGTGTGAATAAAGAAAAACCATTTTGACCACTTGTACCTGAAAACCCTCCTGGTATGTTTGGAACAATTCCCGCACCTGTTATTGACCCACCACTAAATGCTGATGCTGATGACCCACCCCCACCTCCTCCTCCTGATGTGGGAATTAACGATGCAAAAGTTATATTGGCGGCATTTGTTGCGTTACCACCCGCAGTTCCGGCTTGACCCGCAATTGAATTAAGTACCCCCAAAGAAGAATATATCATATTTGTAGTTCCTGCTGCCGCCCCTGCAATCCCTGCCGCTCCAGTTGAAACGCCAGTAGTTCCACCACCACCTCCAGTTGCAACTACAATTCTATTGGCTGCGACTCCCGAACCTCTTGGTAATTCAATTATTGTTGAACCACCTACACTACCTGAACCTACTGATAAATTTCCACCTGCACCACCTGCACCTACTGTCACATTTAAAAATTCAGGAATTACCGATGAGGGTATTAATAATCTTACAATATTACCTGAACCACCCCCACCTCCACCAATTGCATTAGCTCCACCACTAAGCCCTCCAAGACCTCCACCACCACCAGCTCCAATTGCAAAAATATAAACCATTGATATACCTTGTGGTTTTGTCCAAATGGTTGATGTTGCTCCCAAAAAAACCTGTGTTTTATAATCATTATTTGGTAAATTAAACAAACTCATATTAATACATTAGTGACTTATTATTATAACTATTCCATCACCCCCATTTCCACCATTTCCACCATATCCACCTAAATCATTTCTACCTGTCCCACCACCACCTCCACCACAACCTATACCTCCATTACCACCATTTCTCCCGATATATGGACCTGGATTTAATTGGGCGGTTCTAGAACCTCCGCCAAACCCACCCACCGCTAAAAAAGGATTTAACATAGTATATCCGTTTGGTCCATCTTGTACTGAATTTGCTTGAGCTAGTTGTGGTGCAAAACCTGATACAACAATGTTGCCACCACTATTATCACTATTGTTCCCACCGGCACCTGAACCACCCCCACCTGAACCCGCACTTATTGGTAGTCCCGTATTTCCCCATGTCAATGCTGTAGGAGTTGAACTTGTCCCTCCATTAGTCGCTGTTTGTCCCGCTATTGATGTAAAAATACCAAAATTTCCAATCAAAAAATTAGCGGTTGTAGTTATCGTACCTCCCGCACCTCCAGCACCTGTACCTCCCGCAGTACCGCCACCCCCACCAAGACCACCGTTTGATTGTGCGATTATAGTTGTCCAATTGACAGATTGATTATTTAAATTAAGTGCAACATATGAAGCACTACCATTAGTCCCGCCAGTTGCAGGTGAAGATGAACTACCACTTCCACCACTACCACCTTTACCTACGTTTACTATTAAAGTATTGGTTAAAAAAATAGAAGGTATTGTAATTCTTGTCATCGCACCTGAACCACCACCTCCACCACCTGAACCATTAACACCACCCGTTTTACCTATTCCACCACCACCTCCACCACCCGCTCCAATTGTAATAATTGTTACTGCGGAACATCCACGAGGTTTAACCCAATTTCCTGAAGAATAAAAAATTTGGGTCTTATATGATGTATCAGCTAAATTAAATAAGTCTAAACTCATATTTTATGCTGCCCAAGATGGTCTTGGTGGAGTTGCGTCTACAACTCTGTAACCAAAATTAATTGTTAAATCAAGTGTGTTACCGTCCAAATCAGTCAATCTCACACATTGACCTGCCATCCAATCTATTTCCATATATCCCATAGAAACAGGTGACCCGTATTCAAATTGTATTAATTGATATATTAACATTAGTAATCCCCTCCTATAACTGTACAAGCAATACCACCAGCTGCCGCAGCACCTAATGCCACATATATTCTGTAACCTGTTGGTAATGCAAACCCTAATGGTAATTCATAGTTTATTGATGCCGCATTAGTTGTAAATGTTGCATTTGCGGCAATTGTTATTTCATCAAATAGTGTATTATTTGCGGCAGTTCCTGTCGCACCTCCATTATTTATGAACACACGAGCAACCACCGCCGCAGAGTTTGCACCTGTATGTCTAAATCTTATTTTTTGAACATAACTTCCATTAGAACCTGCAGTAAATGCTAAATAAATTGTTCCTCCTGTTATGTTACCTACGTTATTTGCATCTGTTGCGGTTACCCATTGTGCGTCTCCCGCGATTGAAAATATTGGTGATGTATTTGCTGGCATATAGTATAATTATATAAAGTTTAAGTTATTTCCTGTTGTGTATATTCTTCCAATTGAGGCAGTTATTGTAACATTACCCGTTGATTGATTAATACTAATTCCTGAACCTTCAGTAATTTGTGTCACACCTGTGTTTATTATTGTAACAAGACCGTTTGTTGTTGATGCTGATATACCTGTTCCATATGTTACACCACTTACAGGTAAATTTTCGTATGTTGTTGCTGAAAATGTATTTGCGATTAATCCTGCAGTATAATTAGTTGCACCTGTTACAGTTCCACCTGACAATGGTAAATAATTACCACTAACAGAACTAGAACCCGCACTGAATGTCAATACACCATTTGATTCTGATATTGATATATTATCACCACTAAAACTTTTAAGGTATAAATTACCACCTGTAATGTCAGCAATAACTGATGTTCCACTACCTGACGTTGTTGCACTATATATGTAATCAGATTCAGTTACTGATTTCCAATAACCACCTGACACATATTCCCATATGTAACCATTGTAGGTATAAATGTCACCAGGATTGGGGGATGAAGGGAAATTAATTGCCATATATAATAAATACGAATTTTATTAAAAAATTAAATAACATTTATTTTTGATATGTTTGCGGATAATACTCCTTGTACACTACTTATGTTTGCTGAAGAAACTCCCATTAAATTATTTGTATAACCACTACTTACTGTGTATGTTACAGTTAAATAAGGAGCGTTAACCCCTAAATCAATTAAGAACTCGTTAGTTACAGAATCCTTAACATTATCAAAGTCAAATTTATCTATAAGACCTACAGTTAAAATTTGATTTCCAACATTGTAAGTATTTAAATCAAATGTCCCTGATGTATAATATTGTTTATCATTTAAAATTCTAACGGATGATAAAGCGGAATTTTCAATTAACTCATTTAAATATAAACTATAATTTGCTCTATTTGTAGTAATTTGATTAGTTCCTGCAAAGGCAACATATATATCATAAATTAAATCAGTATCACTTTTTATTGATATTGTTATAGAATCAATAGTTGCTCCCACAGGTAATTCTCCTAAATCAAAACTGACATAAGTTCTGTAAAAAATAAAATCTCTTTCTTGTATTATACCTACCTTTGATGGGGATGAATTATATGCATTGTCTCCACTGCCGGAATCTCTAGCTGTTTGCCAATCCGCATTTGTTTTGTTAATCCATGTATAACTTACAGGGTATATATTTTGTGTTGTTGGCATATATTACACTAACTCAATCCAAGTATTATCAGGGCAGAAATAAATTAAATTACTTGCTCCATCCACAACATATCCAATAATTCTTACCACATATGTTGATGTTGTTGGTGCAATATTTGTTATAAGTCCTAAATTATTATCCGCAACATATAATATGTCCCCATCATTCCAAGTACCAGGATAATATAATCTAGCGTAACCTCTCACTAAAATTCCATCAGTTGACGGGTTACCGGATGTTGTATAGTCGGGGCTAATACCAATACCTAACATTTTAGTTGATGTGGTTGTTGAATTTGCGTCAGTTAAAGACCAATTTCCCGAACTATAATAATATAAAGTTGATGCCGATGTGTTTCCCGCACCAAATTTTACAATTTCACCACTATACCTATCAACCCCAATTGATTCACTATATGTTATTCCTGTTGTAAATGTGGTTAATCCAGTTACAGTTCCACCTGACAATGGTAAATAATCCCCGACACTTGTTGTTCCTGTATTACTACCCCCATTGTTTGGTTGAACCCATTGAGAGCCATTTATATCGGTTACATACACTAATTCAACACCATCAGTTGTATTAAACCATCTATCACCATCATTTATTGTACCAGTTGGTGTTGAACCTGAAGTATAATATTTTAATATTGTTCCACCCGTAAAATTAACTCCGAAGTTTGGGTATGAACCTACAATTTGTATATTTGTTCCACCTGTTATTGTTATTGTAGTCCCAGTTAGAACATCTGTTCTGTATGACAAAACTCCGTTTGAATCTGATACAATAAATCTTGTGTTTGCTGAAGATGATAGATTAGATAATGTAACACCACTTCTTAAAAGTGTGTCACCACTAACATCCAATCTTGCTGAAGGTGACGTTGTTCCAATACCAACATTACCTGTACTAGCAATTGTCATTCTTGTAAATGGAGTACCACCACTATTACCCGTTCCAAATAGTATATCCCTATTACCAGCACCACCATCTCTTGTTCTAATGTTTAAATTATTATCATTTTGAGGATATAAAGTAGTCGCTTGTAATGTAGGCGCAATAAATGATGTTGTAGCAGTCCCAACACCATTAATTGTTAAAGCTTGCGCAAGTGTGGTCCCCGTTCCATACCCAATACCAACCCTACCCGCAGAATCCACAACAAAAGAATTTGAGTCGGGATTTGATTCGTCTTCAACGACCAAAGCAAATCCACCACCTGTTTGAGTAATTCTAACGGCTTCAACTGAACTTGCACCTGATACCCTTAAAATTGGTGTTGAACCAGATGTTGATGAAATTACATCTAATTTTGCAGATGGGGATGTTGTACCAATACCTATATTACCTGAAGAGTCAATTCTCATTCTTTCTGTTTGTTGGTCGGTACTAAAACTTATAAAACCACCTGTTTTATCGGTATTTAATGAGAACTGATTATTGTTATAATTCCACGCAGCAAATGCTCCAAATCTATCAGAAGCCGAACCAAAAGTAATACCCGCATTACTTGCGTCGGGACTTAATACCGTCACATATGTTGCACCACTACCCTCAAATGTTGCGACAGTTCCTGCCGCGGCAGCGCTTGATGTTGCGGTTCCATTTCTTACGTGTAATCTATAAGAACTTAAAGGTGCGGTCAATCCTATACCAACTCTACCATCTGCGGCGACTACAAATGGTGTAGAGTCTGGATTTGTGTCATCTTCCACAACTATCGCATTACCACTACCTGTTTGAGTTATTCTGAATAAATCTGTTGTGCTGTCACCAGAAACTCTTAACCCTATTGATGAACTTGATGGTGTAATTATGTCTAATTTTGCGGATGGTGACGTAGTTCCAATACCCACATTTGTTCCATCATCAAATATCTGACTATTACCTAATCCAGTACTTCCTGTCCATTTTGGGACATAGTTTATTGTTCCCCCACCAGTAACTGTCCCAGAAAAAGGTAAGTTTTGATATGTTGTTGCGGATATTGTTCCCGATGATGTAGTACCAGTAACTGATAAATTACCCGTAATAGTTCCCCCTGATGTGTTTAGATATGGTAAATTGACAGTAAATCCTGAATATTGACCTACTCTATTTTGTGATAGTATTAAGTTATTATTTGTTAATGTAAAACCTGTAACATAAGAATCTCCACTATTACTTAAAACCGCATTACCTATTGCCTTCGCAACTATAATTAATGATGGAGATACAGGTCTTGTCGGTGTTGTTAAACCTGACAAAGTTGTTATTTGTATATGGTCACTCGGTGATGAAAAATAAAATTCAACTTGGTCTCCAGCATACAAGTCAAGAATATACGAAACAAAAGGTAATTGATATGTTGAGTTACTCCCTAAAGTTATTGTTGATGAAGACCTATCTACAGCATTTCCATTAATCGTTGCCCATATTGTAACATCTGATGATGTTCCACCTTGAGTTTTTTCAATTTGTGCTGAATATCCTATTTCATATATTCCGTCATTTGATACCGTAATTTTTGAACCATCAACTATATAAATCCCATTAGATATTTCAGTTGTATTTGCCGACCATGCGGTTGGTGTATTTGCTCCGTTAACTACTTGTGTTGTGGTATCAGAAAAACTTCCATAATAGTTATTAGTATTACCTGTTGCAGTAGAGAATCCTGGTATATTAAAAGTATGTCCAGTATTGTTTGTTAAATATAAAGTTCCGTTAGAATATGTTCCACCTGTCACAAATACATCAGTTGGTAAATTATAATATGTTGTTGCAGATATTGTATTTGCGGTTAATCCACTTTGGAATATAGTATTACCTGTAACTGTTCCGCCGCTTAATGGTAGGTAATTACCACTTGTACCGGACACAGGACCCCAATAAGCATAACCCGTACCGTCTGTTAATAATGCATATCCTGATTGTTCAGTACCGTTAGAATAAGTGAAACCACTGTTAACTGTTAATCCTGAAGAAAAAATAGGATTTACTGGAACACTTCCACCAATTCTATATACAACACCTGTAGATAAGTCGGATTGTAAGACGTAATTATAAGAATCTTTAATTAATTGGTCTTTAATATCGGCCATGCTTTAATTTTACAAATTTTAAGTTATTTATAAATAGTATGGCAACTGTTTGTTATAAGTGGAGTGATGCTCCTTTTGCTTGGATGGAAACCCCATTCACTTGGGCTGAAGGATGTGTTATTGCTAAAATTGTTGAAAACATCGGTGCTGGTGGTATGCAATCCATCAGAAGATTTAGACAAAAAATTAAAGAATTAACAAAAGAAGAGAAAGAAGTTTTAATTAAACTATTTGTTAGATTGGACGTTGATGAAATAGAAATTGAAAAAAGAGTTAATAAAAATAAAAACACAAAGGTTAAAATTAAACTAAAAGATATTGAGGTTGCAATGGCTCAAGAAAAATTTATAAAAGTCAATGTTAAAATTAATGAAGATTGATATATTTATAGGATATGGGATACAATTTATATACAGACAAACCAAATAAGTTCAATTGTAATATTGAAATTGAAGGTACTTCTTTATCTAAATCTAAAGTTAGATTAGTTGTTGAGACAGATGATATGTCATACATGTTTAATGGTAGTATTGAAAGTAACGGTGTTTGTGAAGTTAATATCCCAAAAACAAAACACTTTTTACCTGAAGGAACAAAAGGTAACATGAGACTTGAAGTTATTGCTGATGATGTGTATTTTGAACCATGGTCGTCAGACTTTAATGTTAAAACAAACAAAAAGGTAAATGTAACTGTTTCAGAACAAGTTGAAGAAAAACCAAAATTAAGAGTTCAAGTATTTGAACAAGAAGAGGAGTCTCAACCACAAAAAAGAGTAGTTGAAACAAAAAAACCAGTAAAGAAAGTCCAAAAAAGTTTCGCAAAGGAAGAATTTCTTAAAAGATTGATGTCACTTTAATTCTAAAGTTGATATTTCTACCGTTTAGTATTATTTTTAAATAAAAAATTATGCTGTCATACATCGGTGGAAAAAGTAAAATTGGTAAATGGATTGTTCCATACTACCCAAAAGATATGGAAACGTATGTTGAAACATTTGGAGGAATGTTTTGGTGTTTCTTCAATATGGATTTAAAAGAATATCCTAATCTAAAAAAAGTTGTTTATAACGATTTCAATCCTTTAAATTATAATTTATTCATGTGTTTACAAAATCCTGACGTTTTATTGTCTGCGGTTAATAGTATACCATGTCAACAACAAGGAATTGAAAATACACCATCAGTTTATAAAGAACAGTTTCAGGAATTTCAAAAAGAGTTATTCTCGGATAATTTTACAATTAACTATCCTGATTATGATGTTGCCGCTAAATATGCTTATGTTTTAACACAAGTATTCAGTGGCTCTAAACCAGAAACATCATCATTCATTGATTTAAAGGGAAAATACAAATCAAAATATCTTACTTTTAGAGATAAATTATCTAAACCCGAATGGGTTGAGCATTTTAATAAAATAAGTCATTTTAGATTAGGTGACTTTGAAAATGTAATTAAGGAATTTGATGGACCAACGACATATTTTTATCTTGACCCACCATATTGGAAAACTGAAAATTACTACTCAAATCACGATTTTGATAGAGATGACCACGAAAGACTTGCAAATTGTTTAAAGAATATCCAAGGAAAGTTTTCATTATCTTATTATGATTTTGTACTTTTGCACGAGTGGTTTCCTGAAGACCAATATAGGTGGGAGAAAAAAGAATTTGCTAAAGCGGCTGCAGCTAAAAAAGGAAAATCACAAAATATGGGTGAGGAATTGTTAATTATGAATTATTGATATATTTATTGTAAAAACTAAAAAGATGAAATTTACAAATTTATTAAAGTCACTCATTGTTGAAAATTCAAGATTCAAGTTATTGTACGATAAACTTGTTCAACAGACTGAAAAAGATAAGAAGGAAGGTAAGAAAATTCCATTTGAAATATTAAAGACATTAATAATAGCTGACCCCGACACTAAAATACCAAGAGGTATGGAAGGTGATATTGATACGTTTACTCCCCAAGATATGGAGAATATCAAAGTGGGTAAGTACACACAGTGGTTACTAAAGAATTTCATCACTCCAACGTCTTCAACTATTACTGCTGAAGTAGGGACTCCTGAATATAAGAAACAATTAAAAAACTTCAGAGACATGTTCTTGGAGGATTTATATAAGACAACAACTGACCTTAAAAAATTTGAAAAATATAAAGGTAGATTACCTGAAGAATCAAGAGATATTAACAAGTTAACTCCTGAAACTTTATTTGATTTAGTTAAGGACTTTTCTTTAGAGAAAGTTAAAGCAAGTAAAGAGGAGAAAAAACAAGCGGCTTCAACATACCAACACCCAGGTGGAGATATCGTATTTAGAGGACCTAATTGGACTGTTGTTAAAATTGAGAGAACTGATAAATTAGGTAAAGATGCGGCATGTTTCTACGGTGGACAACATGAGTATGATAAGGGAGAATCAAGATGGTGTACATCATCACCTGGTTTAAATTATTTTGATAGATATATTAAAGATGGTCCTTTATATGTGATTTTACCAAATGACGCTGAACAACGTGGACAGGTTTCACAATTACCGGTCGAAAGATATCAATTCCATTTCCCATCTAATCAATTTATGGATAGACATGACAGCCAACAAGATTTAGTTAAACTATTAAGTCCTGGTGGAAAATTAGCAGAAATAGCCGATTATTTAAAACCTGAATTTGCTAAAGGATTTAAAACACAGGGTGGTAAAAAAGTTGAAATTAATATTCCTGATAGTTCTGCGGGTAAGTTCATTGCGATTTATGGACCTAAAGAATTATTTGACAATCTACCAGATGACATTGAAAATTTATTAATTCAAAATAGAAGCGATAAAAATTTAGGATGGAAGTCTGACGTATTAATGGGTATTGGAAGATTTAATAATTTGGAGGCTTTAATGTTGAAAAATTGTATTTCAGAAATCCCTGAAACAATTTGTAATTGTGTAAATTTAAATATGTTGGCATTACCTCAAAATTCAAATTTAAAAAGTTTACCTGAATGTATTGCAGATTTTGAAAATTTAACGTTTTTAAATCTTAAAGATTCCGATAGTGTCAACATTCCAAAAAGGTTAATGGATAAATTAGAAGACCAAGGAAGTGGATTTTATTACGTACTTTAAGGTTATTTAAAAAAAAAATTGTATATTTGTTGTTTAAATTTAGATTATGAATAATGTTGATGCTGAAATATATTTAAACAACTTAATTGGATTCTTTGAAAAAAATCCTAACGACCTTATTGACCTAATAGGTAAAATGAATAAGGATTTTTTCTACAAAAAATTAAGAGAAACAGTTTATGAAAATGCTGAAAAAGGTGAGGAAATTCAACTCACCCAAAAACAGCTTATAGATATTGTTGTGGGTATGTATGATGAATTGACAAAGAAAGGTCAAACAATCGAAGTACAGGTACCTGTTATTAAAACAAATTATGGAATTATTTGGTTGAATTGAAATTTTGATGTATCTTTGTACTCATAATTAAACACCAAATAATATGAAAAATCTACAATCACTTCAAGAAACAGTTCCAGCACTTTTCCAAACAGAAAAACTTTCAAAATTGTCTGACCGTTACGTAATGGTCCCCACTATTGATGTGGTTGATAAATTCATTCAAAATGGTTGGGAAGTGAGTTCTGCAAAACAAGTTGGTAGAACTGCATATGGTAAACACCAAATTCGTCTTCGTAATTCTGAATTACCACAAGTTGGAGACTCTCTTTTAGAAGCAGTTATTACTAACTCACACAATGGTACAACTGCGTTACAAATTGGAGCAGGATTACACCGATTGGTTTGTTCTAACGGTCTAACTGTACCTGTATCAACTTTCGGAGATATGAAACAAACTCACTTGAATTTGAGTATGAGTGATGTTGAGTTGATTACTGAACAGTTTGTATTAAACACACCAAAGATTCAGAAGTCAGTTGACCGTATGATGGAGGTAACTATGGATACTGATAGAAAGATTGACTTTGTATCTAAAGCAATTGGTATCCGTTGGAAGAATACAGAAGACATTTCAACTCTAACTTTGGAGACAATTATTGACCCACTTCGTGATGGAGACCGTGAAGACAACTTGTGGAACACATTCAACGTAGTTCAAGAGAAGTTAATCCGTGGCGGATTCATCAAACAACAAGGACGTAATGTTCGTACCGTAAAAGGAATCCAATCCTTGACAATGGACAATATGATTAACACAAAACTTTGGGAACTTGCTGAAACCTACTGCTAATGGAGAACTTGTTTAAGGTAATCAATAAAAAATTCCATGTCGGTTATTATCTCCCCCACAATGAGGTGGGGGATTTTACCGATAGTATCCTTGAGGACCCATTTGGTATTAAGGGTAAATATCGTGCTCAAAAAGATTGTTTTGATGGTAAACATTACGTTTATACCTTTGATAAATCTGTTAATGGTAGTGAGGAAGAATTTTTGAAAAATTATGGTAATCCACTATGTGAAGCCACAATATACAGAAGTACTTTTGTTGTTGAGGAGAATGAAGATAAGATTTGTTTAAAGGTATTCTATTGTGGAAGATACAGAAAGGTTGGTGAGGTATTTTTTCGCAAGAGTACTAAATTAAATTACATCACATTTAATAAGAAAACCAATATCTTTACTGTTGGTAGAAATAATGAGTACCATAAGAAAAGAGGTAAAGGTAAAACAAGTGTGGTTAGAAGAAATTCATTTCCTGTTGCGTTAACTACGGATTTTTTTCATTCATTTATGAATGGTTTTGGCGATGCTGATTATTATGGTAATAAGTTGATAGAGGGAGTTAATCTATTTCTTTCCAAAATTGGGGCAGAACCAATTAAGAAATACACGGGTCTACCTGTTTCTTTGTTTGGATGTTTATTAGACAAACAGGGTGTCAAAAAATCAGACAATTGGAGAGGATATTATGATGTGTTCCCAAAACCAACTAAAAAAGATTATCAAAAAAATGGGTTCAAGTTTGTCGATACTTTTATGAAATTACATAATGTAAATTCAGAAAAAGTTAAAAAAATATTACACAAAGTTCAAAACCCTTGTTTCCAAAGCATAAGGGAACTTGTTAAAGTATTTGGTAAAGATTTCATACTACAAAGACCTGACGAAGAGTTGTGTGTTGTTTTTAATGTTAAAAATAACGAAACACCATTTTCATCACCAGGGTACTTTGACAAATTCAAGAAACGGGATTTAATTAATTGTTATAAGACATATCTTGCTTGTAAGACAGGTGAGAATTTATCATTACATAGTTTTTACGACCACATAAGATTTTTTGATACATTATCTAAATATGAACCCGTTAGATGGAATTCTAAAACCTTGAAAGAGTTTCAAGCTGAACATATTTTGTGGTCGGACAAGGTTGATTTTTACACTAGAGGTAAATATAACAGACAGTATTCACCGGAGTTTGTTGACAAGATTTCCAAACCAATTGAACTAAAAGACGGAACGGTATTTACACCCGTTATTCTTCAAAAGAGTGAGGAGTATGTGGATGAGTCTGTTCACCAATCAAATTGTGTAAGGACTTATCAGGATAGACCAGGTTCATTAATAATATCACTTCGTAAAGAAAATGGTGATAGAGCATCAATTGAGTATCACCCAATAATTGGTATGATAAACATTAATGAGGACATGAGACCAGTTACCTTCAAAAGAGTTCAGACTCTTGGAAGATTTAACTATACTTTAGATGATAGTTGGGATGATGCAATTTTTTACTTGGATATTAGACTAAAGACAGTAAATAAAAAGTTGTGGGGTAATCCTACCGCAGAATTCGTTACAGGTGCTGGTAGTAAAAACATTAAGTTTGAGTTCGTAGAAAGTGGACAATTAACTTGGGAAAATATTCACAATGATACGTTTTATAGTTATCTTGATTTTTAATGAAATTAACTTTTGATTTTAAATTTGAGGGAGTAATTGATAATTTAGAAAAAAATTTATCAAGAGTTGAAGTTTTGGACAATAAGATTGGTCCAAACTATATTGAAAAAAATTCCAAAGAGTATGAGATATTATTTACCAACTCTAAATTTTTAAATGGTAAAGAAATTATTGATGACCAAATTTTTAAACTCAAAAACGGACTGATTTTATATTTATCAAGAGAAGAGCAAACTCCCAATTTTAAGTTAAAAATCTACTATGGGAAAAATCAAATTAATGAAATAAAAATGTTTTTAAATACAATTAAATTATGGAAAGAATAAGTTTTTATTAAATTATCTGCTAGTTGGTGATATTTATAAGAATAAATTAATTTGATGGATAATAAATCTAACATATATAAAATAACTAACTTATCTAATGGACTTATTTATGTGGGATGTACTGTTGGTAAAATAGAAGATAGATTTAAAGAACATATTTATCGTTGTTTTAAAACTGAATACAAATCAAAATTATACAACTCAATGAAAAAATATGGTAAAGAGAACTTTATCATAACTCTTATTGAAGAATGTGATGTACAATTAATGTATGAAAGAGAAATATATTATATTAAACAATATAACACATTTGAAAACGGGTTAAACTCAACAATTGGAGGTGATGGATGTTTCGGATATACTCATTCAAAAGAAATCCGAAGAAAAATATCAGAAAATACTAAAAATGGGAATTCCCATAAAGGTAAAAGTTATGAAGAGTTATACGGTGAAATGGCGGATTTTGAAAAAAAGAAAAGGAGTGAATCTGTAAAAAATAATTGGAGTAAATTGACTGAACAAGATAAATTTGAAAGAATAGAAAAAATTACAGAGTCGGCTAGAAAAAAATCAAAAATTAGTGTTGAGGTTATAAAAGAGTTTAAAAGATTAATTAACGAAGGTTTTACAAATAAACAATTAAAAGAAAAATATCCAGAAGTGAGATATAAATTATTTAGTGAAATAAGAAATAATCGTAGATGGAAAAATATTTAAAATTATGGAAAAAATAAATTCTGAACAAATCAAACAAAAAATAGATAAGAAAGAATCATTTTTGTTGAAAATGTATGCGGTGTGGTGTTTACCCTGTCGTCAATTAACTGAAGAAATTGTAAAGGTTAATACTAACATACCAATATATGAATTTGATGTTGAAAGTGACATTGAGTTTTCTAAAAGCCTTGGAGTTAGAAATGTGCCTGTTTTAAAATTTTACAAAGAAGGTACCGATTTATTCACTAGCGTCGGTCTTAAACAAAGTCACGAGATAAGCTCAATGATTAACCAACATATTGTACTATGAAAAAAAGACCACCACTTAAAATTTTGATAGTTTACTCTATGGAAGGATGTCCATGGTGTATTGAATTTAAAAATCTTTTAACAAAAAATAGAATTAAATTTAAAGAAAGAGACATCGAAAAGTATAAAGACGAATATGACATTTTTGTTGAGGCTACTCAAAATGATTTTGTTCCGGCGTTTATGATTTTAGAGGTTGCTAGTGAAAAGGCTGATTTATATGCTCCTGACAGAGATTTTAAAGATTTAAATGAAGCTTTGAGTATTGTTAAGAAAAATCTTTAGTATATTTGTACCATGAAAGAATTGGTTTTTAAAAAGAAAGGGGTGGTTCACACCCCTTTAACATATTGGCAAATTGATAAAAAATATACGGTTGCCATTTATCAAGGAGGAAGAGGGGCTCGACCTGATTTAGATTTTATTGTTAAATACAAAGAAGAGGGTAAGAGATTACGAACTCCATCACATACCCATTGGATTGTTGATTTGATTGCTAAAGCCCAATACGATAAAGGTAGAGTTAAATTATATGTTGAAGATATGATTAAACTTTATGATGAGTGTGAACCTTTTAAAACTGAAGAAGAAAGGAACACATATAAATTACAATGTCCCACAAAAATGTGGATTGACCATATTATGTTGGAAGACAGAGGTTATTATCCGTTACAGGTCTTAACGACGTTTATTGAACTATTTTCCAAATGTGAAAAACAGACACCTGAAGCGTTTATGTTCAGAAACCTATTAGTTTTAGTTAAAGAATACTGTGAAGGTAAGAAGGATTTTTACCAGATAGTAGGATACTCTAAACGAGTTTAGACTACATTAAGAAACATATTATCCTCATCCAATAATACATCAATTGGACCATCGTAATTATCTTTCAGTATTGACAATAGTTTTTCAGATGAATAATAACTATCAGAATCAATTGAGATTATTTCGAAATCTGTTTTAGTTAGTTTACAAGTTAACTCAACCCAACTGAATTTAAAATATGGTTGAATCTTACATGACATCTCTTTTAAATGATTGTAAGTTTGTTTCAGATAATTTTCAGAGTAACCATGAGGGAATTTTGAGGATATTGAAATACTTAATTGTGAATTGATTTGATTTTCTTCTTTAGTAGTAAATGAAATTATTTCGTCATTAAATAAATCATTATTAGAACCGTAAGACATCACATCAATTGTATTGAAGTATTTTAAATCAGGATACTTCTCTTTAAAATTTTCAATGAAGTCAGAAGTTATTTTTGTAAATTCAATTAGATTATCACTTTTAGTGTAACCTTTAACCACCATAAAACTCTCAACATCTACGACTGATAACTTTGTTTTATGAGTATTATTCTCACTAATTATTTCACAAACATAATCCGCAAAATCGTTGACTAAATTTTGACGGGTAGACATATCTAATTTTTCCATGTATAAATTTACCACCAAAAAAATTAGGTATAAATAGTAAATTACCTTTTGTTGTATTTGAAATACTCTTGTCTGTCCTTATGTATTATCACTGAAAAGAAAGTGACATAGGATAAAATAAAAATTGAACTTACCATACTAACATATAGTCATAAGTCCTTTAAAGTGTGTTAAGACAAAGTTATGAAATTATTAAAAGTAGTCACCTATATTTTCATTGACGCACTTATTGACTTTACGGTAATCGGCATAGTCATCTAAATGAGGAACTCTTAACTCGCTTCTTAAACCACTATTCATCGCTGCCCCCAATAAACTAGAGTAACTGCCGTGGTAATTAATAGTATCGTCGCTCCAAGTACTATCTTTGTATTCGTAAATCCAATCTTTAACTAAACTAACTACACAATCAGTTACAGGGTATCTTCTTGCATATATAGTTCTCTGTTCTGATTTTCCAGTCTTATTATTATAAACATTTTTCTTAAAACTATATTCTTCAAATGTTGTATTATCAATTACTTCACCAACTAATTCAGACATAATATCACCATACCAACTATCGGTCAGTACACCTTCATAACAACCTAAATATGTACTATATAAATCACTTCTCACATCGTCTAATTCTCTGTTAATAACATATCTCATAGTTTCATCGTCTTCTAAAATACGAGTGATAATATTATCGTCTAATGTGACATACCCTCTACCTTGCTCTAAACCAATTTTTTCTAATAACTTTGATTCTATATCTAACGCACCTTTTTTAGTAAGTTCCTCACGAATTCTAACATCTACTAATTTTTTATTTTCAGGGTTTAATTGTTCGTAAACATCTCTGTATTCATCATCGGTAACATCCCAACCCCCAAATTCATAATTACCTTCAATAATCTGTTCAATTGATTCTTGGCTAATGTCATTTCTATTTGTATTGAAAAAACCTGAAAGTTCTTCACCACTAGTATCAAAATAGTAAGTGTCTCCAATTTTAACAATATCAGATAAAGAATTGACCACTGTCCAAACATAAGAAGGGTCCTGTTCGACTTTTTTGTAAAGAAGATAATTTTGATGGTCATCCCATACACTATCTAATGGGTCTAAATAACCAATTAAATTTTGTTTTTCTAATAAATCTATAAATTTAGGAACATCACCTAATGAGTTTTCAATATATGATGTATCAATATCTCCCGATTCAAATTTTTTTAAAATGACTAATAATTTTTTTTGTGTATTTGTAAGTTCTTTTTTCTCTTCATCCTCATTCAAATTTTTAAAAATTTTTCCAATATGTTTCTGTGGAATTTTCTCCACACCCATTTTTTTTACAATATTTTGTTTGTTTTTCAAATCTCTATGATAACCTAAATTTACCCCTTCGATTACTTCATAATCAACACAATCTTCTGATAAAGGAACAACATCTAAAGTAGGATGTGTTACATAAATCGTATCATTCCTAATTAAAAACACTCTTGTTGGGAAATCTATTAAATCCTTCATATGTTTCCAACAGTAGAATTCAGGGTTCTCATCTTTGAATCCTTTAACATAAATTGTATCACCCATTTTCAATTCCATAATTATAAATACTAAAAAAGGGAGAATATTCTCCCTTTTAAATCGTTTAGTTATTAGATTTGGATTTATTATTTACCACAACCACATCCACCACCGTTGTTATTACCGCCACCGTTTTTCATAGTATTATTATGTTTTAAAGTTTATTACTTATAAATATTTTATTGCTGCTTGTTTTTGTAGAATTTTTCAATAGTTTTTTTCACAGCATTTTGTACACTTTCGTTCTGTTGTTGAACTTGTTGAATTTTAGCCTGTTGCTCAGGATTTTGTTTGTTTTTACATCCACAACTCATCTTAATTTTTTTTTTAGTTTATTATTTTAAAAGTATGATTATAACAAGTTTTTCTAATCGTACCATTATATCCGTTATTTAGTTTAATTCCACGTAAACAACTTGATAATTTCATCCTTATATTTCTTGGACTACCTTTAGTAAATCCTTCCTCAATTAGGTAATTAGCCCCATCAACCAAACTCTCAAATATAAATGTCTCCATTGAATCAATATTTGTCAATGAAAATTTAGAAAAATTATTATTTTTATTTAAATTAAATTTAGATAATTTAACCTTAACTTCATGATTAAATGAGTTTCTTCTAAATTCATTTACGGTCGCTAAATTGTAACCAAACTTTATGTCATTTGATTTAAAATTATTGATATAGTAATTTTCTTTTTTAATTAATAACGGAATATCACAAATTTCAATTACTTCAAATACAAAAGAAGATTTACCGTGTTTATTGTATGACTTTTGCAAGTGTAAATTATCATGTGAACCACGTTCTAACATCCAAAAATGTTTATATTCTCTATTTTTAATATTAATAGAACTGCCAACATAAACCTTATTATTATTTACATTTTTAATTATGTATATTCCGGATGTCATATGTATAAATATTAACTTATTTTATTATTATAGTATTTATTTAATATGAATAGTAGGGACTTAATTAAAAGATTCATTAAAGAGTTGGTGTTAGAATCTGAAAATGATTCAGTTAATTTGACTGCAAATGAGTATGAAAATCTAATGAAATTTTTAGACTACGATGGTAGAAGAATTAATAAAATAAAAAAATATGCTGGTAAACAAATTTTTGTTAATGGACCGGTAAAATTATCAAATACTCCTACGACATATCTTGGTAATATAACTTTTGATAGTTCGGTTGATGTTAGTAATAGTCAATTTAAAACAATTGAGGGAGCATCAATACCAAAATATAAACTTTCTTATTATAATACACCGTATCATAAATGGTTATTAAGACAAGAGTTTTTAAAGAAAAGAGCGGAACAGGATTCTAAAAGAGAAAATAATGATTTGGACCCCGAATCTAATCTTACAGAAATTGATAAATGTGCCTTGGCCCTCTTCAATCACCTGATACAAACGGAATATGAGGAAAAGACACCTGAAGATAGCAAACGATTGGAAGAGTTATATGCTGAAAAAGAAAGAAGAGAGGAAATAGAAAAAGAAACAGAAGATAATGAGAACTTATTAGATTTAGAGGCGATTGAGGAAGAGATTAAAGAAATTGAAGACAGAATTGATGTTTATGACCTTCATTATGAAGGTACACATTATTTTTTAAAAACTTTCAAACTCCTTAAACATGATGGTGAGAGTAGAGAAACTTGGGCGGTAGGTACTGAATATCAAACAGAAAAAAGCGCAAAAGAATCTGTCGAACAATTACTTGACGATATTGGACTTGATGGGTTTAATAGAAGTTTTGTTGAAAATCACATAGATGAAGAAGAACTAAAGGATTATTTAAGAGACGGTGAGTACGATAATGTTAGGGATAATTTAGATGACTATTTTAGTGAAGATGAATACGAGTACACTGACCCAAAAGTTCAGCAAAGAATTAATGAGATTGAAGAATTGTTAGAAGATTCTGAAAAACTATCACAAGAACAATACGATGAATTAAACGAAGAATTAGATGATTTAAAAGATAGTGATAAAGATATACCTGAAGAATTAATTAATGATAAAGTTGAAGAACTATTAGAAGATTTAGTATCCGACCCAATGTCTGTAATAAAAAACTATGGACTTGAACTGAAACATTTTGTAAATATGGGAGAATTTATCGATGATGTTGTTGAAACTGACGGATATGGACAAACACTTAACCATTATGATGGTAATGAGGATACTATTGAGTTTGACGATGAAACATACTATATTTTCCAAATAGATGGTTGATATGGACAAAACCGAAAAAAGGAAATACGTAAGAAAGAAAAAACACTTGAAGTTAAATCCCGAGTGGATAGTTGAACATACTCCTGATTTTGAGTATCACTATTATAAATTAATGGATTTCATCAAATATTCAGATTCCCAAATAGACAAGTTTGAGTTATATCCATTATTCAGTGAGATGTCTTTACATTTAGCCAATCTACAATCAATTAGTAATGACGCAAAGTACATTACAATCAATAAAAAATTCCAAAGTGTTGATGATGAAATTTTAATTACTGATTTGAAATTTAATCCGATACCAAACATGACTGACAATGAAATTAAAGAGTTTGATAAAATTTTAAAATATTGTGGTCAAAAAATATTTGAATATTTTAATATAGTTAAAGCTTTGTGGACAATAACTTACGACTCTATATCTGTCAATATTGTTAATAGTAAAAATTTTGATACAATTCATAAAGGTTATTTTTACTGTCTTTATAATAACATTACATATATTTGGAAATATAATGTAATAATTTCAGATGTAGTAAGATTAGATAAAAAATCTGGCATTGAACTAGTTTTTAATGAACCAACTGAAATGGACATTTTTGACCTTTTAGAATCAATTGGTCAAAACGCTGAATTACCTGTGTTTGAAATGTCAACAAAAAATGACTTACCATTAGAAAACACATTATTACCTGTCTTTAAAAGAAAACTTTTAACTTACATTACTCAAGCCAAAACAATTGTCATTCTCAAAAATTCTTAATATATTTGTCCAATGGGATTTAATAAAAAAATAGTTGGAAAATCAGAAATAGAACTGATAGATTCTAATTTGAATTTTATTAAAAATTTTTTGAAAGCCGATGTTTTGTTTTTTGAAAATGAATCAGTAAAAAATAAATTTAAAGAATATGAGAAAAAATTCGTCTCCGAAAGAAGTTTTATTGGCTAAACTTGAAAAACCACTTCACATAAGTTACATTTCAAAGTACATCTTGAGAAGGAGTGAGGAAGACAGTATTGTGGTTATTAATGAATTAATTCAAGACAATATTTTAGAAGAAAGTAAATATGGAAAAGGATATTATGTCAGAACAAAAGGAAATGGTTAATCACCCAAATCATTACGGGGGAGAATTAAATATTTATGAAGCTATTAAAGTAATTGATGCTTGGGAACTGGGATTTTCATTAGGTAATACAGTTAAGTATATCTCAAGAGCAGGTAAAAAAAATAAAGAAAAAGAAATTGAAGATTTAAAAAAAGCTCTTTGGTATCTCCAACATCACATTGAAACATTAGAGAAAAAATGATAGAAAATTATATTAATAAAGTAATTAACGGAGATTGTGTTGAAGTGATGAGTCAAATGCCTGAATCGTCAATTGATTTG